TCCAGAGCCGCCAGCGTGGCTGCTGTCGCTGTGGAAAAACTGGGACGCTCTCAGGCCTCCACTGCAGGGCCTGTGCCCGTGGGCACCTGAGAAGCCGACACCGAAGCCTGCGAAACCTCGCATCCCGTCTGGGAACGATACCACGCCGAGCGTTATCGACGCCTACGACCAGGCGCACAGCATCGAAGCAGCGCTCGCGCAGTACGGATACCGCCAGCAGGGCAAGCGGTGGCTATCACCACACTCCAGCACCGGCCTGGCCGGCGTGGTGATCTTCGACGGCAAGGCCTGGATTCACCACGCATCAGATCCGCTGTGTAGTGACGAGAGCGGCCAGCTGGTGGGCGCGTTCGATCTCTATCGGTACTACGATCACGGCGGGGACATCCGCAAAGCCGTGAAGGCTGCCGCCGAAGAGATGGGCATGAAACTGGAGCCGAGGAGGCCGAAACCTCTCACGGTTCAACGGCAGCATGCAACTCCTGTCGTCGATTCCGAAACCGGCGAGATCACAGAACCAGGCGAGGAAAACGCTCCGATCATCAGCAACGCAACGCCGATGAAGACAGCCGAGCTGTTCCATGAAAGCCTGCCGGAAGGTGGCCGCATCGTGTTCTGGCGCGGCGAGTTCTTCTCCTGGGATGGAACGCGCTACGTCGTTCGTGATCGCGTCTACATCGAGCAGCGTCTGTATCGGTTCATGGCCCAATGCAACACCTGGAAGCCAGAGCCAAGGTCCGACAAGGTGACGCTGGTTCCGTACAACCCCAAGGCAGCCAACGTCAACGATGTGGCGCACGCCCTGCGGGCCGTCTGCTATGCCGACCTTCCAGATCCGCAGGTGTGGATTGAAGAGCGAGACGGTGACATGCCAGCGCATGAGATCGTGGCCTTCCGCAATGGATTCTTCCACTATCCGACCCGTGCGCTGGTTTCATGCACAGATCGTATGTGGGTAACCAATGCGCTAGATTTTGACTACGATTCCAAAGCCGGCGAACCACGCGAGTGGTTGGACTTCCTGGCATCACTGTGGCCATCCGATCCTGAATCTGTGCGAGCCCTGGCGGAGATGTTCGGATACCTCCTGACCGACGACACAGGCCAGCAAAAGATGTTCATGCTGGTAGGACCGCCACGCAGCGGCAAGGGAACGATCCTGCGCATCCTCGAGGCCCTGGTGGGCTATCACAACCGCGTCAGCCCGTCCCTGGCCTCGCTGGGCACGCAGTTCGGCCTGCAGCCTCTCATCGGCAAGCGCCTGGCCCTCATCTCCGACGCCCGACTTTCGGGCCGAGCAGACCAGCAACCCATCGTCGAAAACCTGCTGAGAATATCTGGCGAGGATGCACTGACCATTGACCGGAAGAATATCGTGCCGTGGTCAGGGAAACTGCCAGCCAGGTTTGTTCTGGCCACCAACGAGTTGCCGGCATTCTCCGATGCCTCCGCAGCTCTGGCCAACAGATTCCTGATGTTCAAACTCACCAAGTCATTCCTGGGACAGGAAGACCAAGGTCTGACATCCAGGCTTCTGAAAGAGCTTCCAGGCATCGTCCTGTGGGCTCTCGACGGCCTCGAGCGTCTTCGGCATCGTGGCTACTTCCAGCGCCCCAGCTCGGCCGACGATCTGGCCGCCGACCTGCTGGAACAGACTAGCCCGGTGCGCAGCTTCGTGGAGGATTGCTGCGTGCTGGAGCTTGCAGCGCAGTGCAACAGAGACGACATCTTCAGGGCTTGGAAACGCTGGTGTGAACTCCAAGGACGCGACCATCCAGGCACCAAGGTCGGCTTCGGCCGGCAGCTGTCTGCTGCTTTTTCGAGCATATCAAGAGCGCAACCGAGAGAAGATGGCACAAGATTGAATCTCTACACAGGCATCAGGTTGACAGAGAAATGGAAGTGGGAGGCGCAGCAGGTTTGATGGTCTCGGCTTCAATCCTGTGCCGGCACAAGTTGGAACAGGATTAAAAGCACTTGGCACAACATCGCAAATCTGCTGTAACTCTTTGTTTTCATTACACTATTTGCCTTTGGCACAAGATGGCACAGGATAAAACGCATATGATTACACATGCACATGCACACACACACACGCAAGAAAGGTTGGGCTGCAATGGAAAATTACCTGTGCCATCCTGTGCAAGCTGTGCCAGTGAAAATGTGAGCAGCGACTAACATAGGAGCAAACATGGCAAACAAACCGACCAAGCTAGGAAGCCCTGAGCGGGCAAAGCTGGCCGATGCCGTCCTGGCGAACATGGACTCGGGCATGAGCTGCTGGAAGGCATGCGAGAAGGCCGGCGTCAAGAACAGCACGTTCATGCTGTGGCTGAGTCAGGACAGTGCGCTGGCTGAGAGCTACGCGCAGGCGCGTGAAAACTTCGTCGAGCGCATCGCCCAAGAGGTCATGGAGTTATCCGACGTCGATGTCGGAGAAACACCCGATGGCCGGAAGGACTGGGCCGCTGTGCAAAAGCACAAACTTCAGGTAGATACTCGCAAGTGGCTGTTATCGAAACTCGCGCCGAAGAAATACGGCGAGAAAATCGAGATCAGCGGCGACAAAGAATCCCCGCTGGTGCATCGCATCGAGCGCGTGGTGGTTAAGTGACAACCCTACGCATCGAAACCCCAGAGTGGGCGCTGCCGCTGCTGGGCCAGGCGCGGTACAAGGGCGCTCACGGTGGCCGAGGCTCGGGCAAGTCGCACCTGTTCGCTGAGATGCTGATTGAGGCCCACATCATGGACCCGACCAGCCGCAGCGTCTGCGTGCGCGAGGTGCAGAAGTCCCTGAGCCAGTCCGTCAAGCGCCTGCTGGAGCTCAAGATCGAGGCGCTGAACGCGGGCGCTTACTTCGAGGTGCAAGAGGCCGTGATCAAGTCCAAGCGCGGCGACGGGCTGATCATCTTCCAGGGCATGCAGAACCACACAGCGGACTCGATTAAGTCCTTGGAAGGCTACGACCGCGCCTGGGTCGAGGAAGCGCAGAGCCTGAGCCAGCGCAGCCTGGACCTGCTGCGGCCGACGATCCGCAAGCCGGACTCGGAACTGTGGTTCACCTGGAACCCGAGCCAGGACTCCGACCCGGTGGACCAGCTGCTGCGCGGCCCGAAGCCGCCGCCTGACGCCGTGGTGGTCGAGGTGAACTTCGAGCAGAACCCGTGGTTTCCTGACGTTCTGCGGGCCGAGATGGAATACGACCGTGGCCGAGACCCGGACAAGTACGCGCACGTCTGGCGCGGCGGCTACGTCAGCAACAGCACGGCCCGCGTGTTCCAGAACTGGAAGGTCGAGGACTTCGACTCACCGAAGGACGCGATCCACCGCCTGGGCGCAGACTGGGGCTTTGCCACCGACCCGACGGTGCTGGTGCGCTGCCACGTTGTCGGCCGCACGCTCTACATCGACCATGAAGCCTACATGGTGGGTTGCGAGATCATGAACACGCCAGACCTGTTCATGACCGTTCCAGAGGCCGAGAGATGGCCCATGGTGGCCGACAGCTCGAGGCCTGAGACCATCAGCCACATGCGCAGGCATGGGTTCCCCAAGATCCTGTCAGCCGTCAAAGGCCCGCGCAGCGTCGAGGAGGGCATCGAATGGCTGAAGTCCTACGACATCGTTGTGCACCCTCGCTGCCTGCACACGATTGACGAGCTGACGCACTACTCGTACAAGAGCGATCCGCTGACCGGCCAGATACTGCCGGTGCTGCAGGACAAGCACAATCACGTCATTGACGCTTTGAGGTACGCTTGCGAGGGCATGAGGCGTGCCGCAGCGGCCACGCGGCAGGTCTCAGCGGTGCCATTGCCTACTACCAGCCGCTGGTAGCATAATCCCGCAAGGAAATCAACCGGAGCCACCATGGCGCGCATGTCCACCGAGCAGAGGCTCACAAACCTGCACCAGGAAGCGCTGCGGCAATTCAACGACATTCAGACCGCTCTGCGCGACGAGCGCCTGCAGTGCTTGCAGGACCGCCGTTTCTACAGCCTGGCCGGCAGCCAGTG